CCTCCTTCATGTCTAATGTAACCCACTTATGGTTCTTTGAACCCTCTAAGGCAAGGCGCGCATTAATCGACTGGTCCGTGAAATTCACGTGTCCTTTCGTCAAGTGCGAGCTCTCGATGTGCGCAACCAGCGCACGACCGAGGCCTTGTTGGATCCATTGAACCTCAAGTGGTTCACATGAGATAATACGAGGACCTCTCGAATCCTTTGGAACTAGGACGACTTTCGCCGTCGGAGTTTCGGGATTTTCGAGGCCCTCGTACAGATGCCATCGATCGGCAACAGAACTCAGGCTATATTCGAAGTACTCCGTAAAGGGGTACACTCGCTCTATGCTTTTGTATATGCGTTTGAACTCATGTTTTTCATGATTTCGCTCGCCTGTTGCCACCGACCCGGGCCCATGTCTGGGCACGATATCGGTTGGGTCGAATGGAGCGAAGATGTCTCGGATCAAATCCGAAGTCTCCTCAATCCATTCTTGATCAATGTCAAGGGGCCTTTGCAGCCCTGCATCTACATCAACAAAATCAGCAAGGAGTTTTTCCTTCTGACCTTTAGATGATGGAATCTCAAGCTTGTATAAGAAATACACAAGCTGCCGTAACTGCGTGAGACACTCCGTATCTACTTCAGCGGCTACAAAACCGCTAGGAGTTATAACCCGTGAGAACAAGTACCCAAAAAGTTCGGGTATTGTTCCTCCATTCTTCGCTCGAAAGGAAGAAGGGAGTGTCATGGGTTCATTCTTGGAAAGAGCCTTGTCAAGGGCTTTACCAAGTTGCGGAAGGGCTTTCGTCAAAAACGAAATCCCCTCACGTTCAACGCGATACCTGATGGTTATCAGGTCGCGTTGTGACTCCTTAGTAGGAATACGTAGCATTTCAGCTACATCAGTATACAGGTCGCAATAGAGTGACAGATAAAACTCTGCCTGCTTAGCTTTTAAAAGCACCATAAGGTTAACTTTCTAAGCTACTGCAGCCCCCCTGCGACGAGACACTGGCCTTACTTGCGAGGGTTGCGTCTACTGGCCCATCGATTTTTTAAATCGATCAGCCCGTCACACAACTGTATCAAGGCAAGTACTAAACACCTGGCGACCCTACAAATGTAGGGTTTGCGCTCCTCCGACTTACCATATTTGGTAAGAGGGAACTGCAGCTTCAAAGCTACGGTTCGTTGTTAAGGAGTTTATCCTGGTAACCCGCGGTGCCGACAAAGGCAACCATACGGGATACCATCTCCTTAGCTTGAGTAGCGCTAAGTCCTCGGGGCACCTCGATAACGAGCTGCGCCGAGACGGTAAGATATTCACCCGGCGTTTCCGTCGAGTGTTTTTCATCGAACCGTACCAAGTGCCGATCAACGGGAACTCCTTGCTTCGTCGAGGTCTGATGACTGATTGTCAACAGATTCGGCTCAGCTGAGCTCTTGGTTGGATCGGCGCGAAGACTCCGTCCGCCCACCACTGAGGTGAGTGAATAAGTTTTCGCACCAGCAGTCCCCGTTACGGGGACGTCGTTTAGGAACATACAGTAGTCTCTATTGTTGTTAACACACGTTATGGTACAATGCCTCTCCTTGCGGAGAACTACGGGGTTGGTGGAGCTCCCACACGGGAACTCCAAAACCAACTGGCGAGTTTGGCACGATAGGACAAGGCGATGTCTTTCCGCTTAAGAGCGGAGAAACACATCCGAATCCACACGAGCTTTTCCTCGCCTGCTTGCATGCGTGAGTACTTCTTGAAACAAATGTCAGCTTCCTGTTCGGAAATTGACACGAGATCTCGAATCCACGCTAGCTCATCCTGGTAACTAGAATTAGTCATAAGATAAAACAGACTGATTTTATACTACCG